TCCTCATTCCAGGCGGGTCGTGGGTCGTCGGTCGGGACGAATAGAAACCGGGCGTAGCTGCCGTCTTGCAGGGCGCCTGACTGCAGCGCCTGCCACAGCGGTCCCGGCACTGTCGAGCCGTGGATGACGCAATTTGGCACGATAATGGTTCGGCGGGGGCGCTCTTTCTGGTCGCTGTACTCGGTCCCTCTGAATATCGGGCAGGTGAACAATTCGGTGAGGTTGTCCAGTATTTCCCGCTTATGTCGGGGCGCATGCTTGTCGGCGACCTGTTGAAAGAACTTGCCGAATTCGTCGATCTGGAAGAGGCTCGAGGGCTGTCGCACCAACGCGCTGATCAAGCCGGCGCCGGAGGCGATTTTGCTGCCGGCGAGAAAGCGATCGAGCCCGGCGGTCACGAGCGCCATATCGGCGCAGTCGCGGGGGTGCTCCTTCCCACACCCGCTTGACCCTACGTCCACAATGTAGGGATTGGTGCGCAGCCCGGTGGGGCCGACATAGCGGCGTCCGGCGAGCACGGCGACAACACAGAGCGCTGTCGTCACCGCGAAGATCGGTTGCGGCCGGGGCGCGCTGGCCAGTGTGTAGTCGACAAAATCCTTGATCACACCAGTGGCGCGGTAGAATGCCTCGGGCACGAAGACGTTAGCGTCGGCGGGTGCCGGCTCGTGCGGCTCGGTTGCCGTCACCGCATCGATCACCGGCTGCGCGGGGTGGTGGCCGGGGTCCCAGGCGATTTCGCCGTTTATCGTGATCGACGGATCGGGGATCCACCCCGCTTTCAAGGCCTCACGGTAGACGGTGGCGACGCCGATGGAGTGGATGTTGCGGAAGCCGTTGAAGGTCTTGAGCGTATACTCAGGCCGGTCCTTCTGGCTCTTGGCCGACCACTTCATAAACGGTGCGAGCCCGGCCTCGCCAATGCCGACCTTGACCGACATGCCGATATTGCGCCAGAACCAGTAGGGCTCGTCGTTGTTGGCAAGCCAGTCTAGCGCCGACGTCACCCCTTCGATCGTGCCTCGCTTGTCCGGGTTGGAGACGTGCGCGATGCCGGGTGCCTTGCTGTCGGGCATGAGCGGCAAGACCGCGTAACCGTTATTGACATAGCGGCCACCAAGATCGCTCATAAACGACATGACGGGCGACCCCTCAGAACGGCGGTTCGCGGAGTCGACGCACGTAGGCGGCGACAATGCTTTCGATAAAGCCGAGCCAGGTCTCGACCGGCCAGGTGGCCATGTCAGTCGTACCGGTCGTTTCGATGAATTTGCCGCCGGCGTCGGAAGCTGCCGCGACCGCCGCCTTCTTAGTGCCGAAGGGCGTGTCGTCGGGCGGCGCGATCTCCCATTCCCACTCCCACATCTCCACCTTGTCGGGGTCGCGCAGCCGATTGGCGTGCTCGGTGCAGACGCGCAGCCATTTCCCGGCTGGCATGTGCAACGTGCGCTCCTTGCGCACGGCTCCCCCTTCGGCGCGTTCGTGCCAAACCGTCGTCAATGTGGCCGCTTTGGTGCGGACCCGCCCGATCGGCGGGTTGTCGTCGGGCGTCGGCTGGCCGCGCTCGTCGAACCATTGGATCTCGCACTGTTCGGTCACGGCAACCTTGCATTGACGATTTTGGTGTAGCGGCCGTCCGGAGCTACCAGGATGTGTGTCGGTTCGCGCAAGGCCGTGACATAGCGCAAGGCCTCCTCCACGGTATCCGGGACCGGGACGTCGGGCCCGCGCCGACACCACCATGTCACGGCCTTCTGCCGGGCGTAGCCGCCGTGCTCGAAACAAACCCATTCGCTGTGCCGGGCGAGTCCGGTGCGGTAGTCGACCCGAAGAGATGGCGGTTTGCCTGGCTTGTCGTGGTGGCGATAGCTGAGGCTGTCGACCTCGAGCCATTCCGGCGGTGGCGCTAATGGCGAGGACCTCGAGGCGGCGAGTTCGATCTTGCGCTCCTGCGGCTGGAACTCGTACCCGCACTCACAGGTCCGCAGGGCGGCAGGCAGGGCGCGGCGGCATTCGGGGCAGATCTTGACCGGCGCCTTGCCCTCATGTCCGTTCGACTTGGTCTTGACGTGCGGCTGGTCGATCGGGCCGTGGCGCTCGAAATTGCCGCCGAAGTCCAGAATCAGACAGTCGGATATACCGGGATGCGTGCGCAGCCCGCGACCGACCATCTGGATGAACAGGCCGGTCGACCGGGTCGCCCGCACCAGCGCGATCAGATCGACGTTGGTCGCGTTGAAGCCGGTCGTGAACACGTTCACGCCGACGAGCGCTTGCAGCTCGCTGGCTTTGAAGGCGGCGATCAGGCGGTCGCGCTCGTCGAGCTTGGTGTGGCCGAAGACCGCCTCGGCGGCGACGCCACGGTGGCGCAGCGCGTCGCGCAGCATCTCGCCGTGCCTGACGCCGCAGCAGAAAACCAGCCAGCTGTTGCGCCCGGCGCCGCGCTCAACCAAGTCGTCGGTGATGTAGGTGACGGTCGCTGGGTCGGTCGCGACAGCCTCCAGTTGTTCGAGGACGAACTCGCCAGCGCGGACATCGACACCCGTCGTGTCGATCTGCGGCAAGGGCACGACGCCGATAGGCGGCACGAGGCGCCCGCGGTCGATGAGCTCGCGGACGCCGATCTCGTAGGCGATATCGGTGAAGAGCCGGTCCTCGCCCTCGGTCAGCAGGCCGCTGTCGAGGCGGAAGGGCGTCGCGCTGAGGCCGATGACCTTCATGTGCGGATTGCGTTCGATCAGAGCCGCAAGCAGAGCCCGGTACATCGTGTCCATTGCACGAGGCAGCCGGTGGGCCTCATCGATCAGTGCCAAGTCGAAGACTGGCAGGCGATCGGCGTTGCGGTAGAGCGACTGGATCGAGCCGAAGATGATCGGCGCGTCGTAATCTCGGCGCTGCAGCCCGGCGCAGTTGACGCCGACCGGTGCCGCGGGCCACAGCCGCAGGATCTCGGCATAGTCCTGTTCAATGATCTCGCGAATGTGTGAGAGAAGCAGCACGCGCTGGTCCGGCCACTGCGCAAAAACTTCCTTTAGGAACTGCGCAATGATGAGACTTTTGCCTCCGGCTGTCGGGACCACTATGAGCACGTGACCGTTTTTGTAATTATAATACGAATAGATCGAACCGATCGCGGCGCGCTGATAGTCGTGAAGTTCAATCATGCGCGGCTCCATTGCGCCAGACCCGCCCGTCGGCCAGCCGATACTCCACCCACGACCCGTCGGGGTCGGCGGCGACCTCCTCGCCTGAGACCAGTGCCGGAAGAAAAAGATGCGAAGGGCAACCGCGTCGCTGCTCGTCGAGCGAGAGGTTCTTGTCCCAGCGTGCGCAGCGCCAGGCGCCATCGGCGGCTGGGCTCGAATAGCGGCACGTACGGCAGTTGAACGCTGGCTGCGCGCCGAAGTGACAGACATCGCGATACTCGCACCAGCGGCAGCCGAGAGGGCTTTCTGGATCGCCGCTGATCCGATCGGGCGGCTGGATCGCGTCGATTAATACCTTCGCACGCGCAGCGACCAGCCCTGCTTCCGCGGGGTCCGCGTTTATCCGGCAACTGGTCGTCCGCCTTGCGCCCGGTGATGATACCGTCAGGTAATGACGGGTCAGGCCGGTGTAGTGCATGTACAGGACGGCCTGCGCGTAATAGCGGCGGTCCCAGTGTCTCAAAGCGCTCTTTTCGCCGAGCTCGCTTTTGAGCCGTTCGAGCTTGTCCAGTTTCTTGTCGTCGACCTGTTTGTGCTCCCAGGCATGCCACGTCTGCGGCGCTTGCAGGAGGCCAAGGATGACACCGTCGAGATGGCCGCGGAAATGCCCGTCATGATCGATGACGGCCCATTGGCGGCCAGTCTCCGGATCGAGCGTCAGCAATGTGATGCCGGGGACGAGGCGCAGACGCGCCGCCATCACATCTTCGCCGCGATGGCCGTCTTCGAATCGCTTCAGCGTCTCTGCCGGCCACTGCACCACCACCGCCCACCGGAACCCGTGCCATAGCGCTC